GGTGTATAAGATGGCATTATATAACAATCCTTATCAATATAGTTTTGGCGTTCCGGGACAGATGAATCAGTTTCAGCAACAACCTGTCCAGATTCCAGCTCAACCAGTACAGCAACCACAGCAAAATAATAGCGGTATCCTGTGGGTGTCTGGAGAAGTAGGCGCAAAATCCTATCTGGTAGCACCCGGGACAAGTGTTTTACTGATGGACAGCGAAAGCGAAAAGTTCTACATAAAATCCACAGACGTTTCCGGTATGCCACAGCCATTGCGTACGTTTGAATATCATGAAATAGGCACTCAGATGCCACCTAAACAGCCTGTTCAGAACATGGACAGTAAATACGTCACCAGACAGGAATATGACGATTTAAAGGGCAAATACGAAGCTATCATAAACCGATTAAATTCTTTTTCTGAACCTGTTAGGGCTAATACCGCACAGGAATCAGCAATCAAGGGAGGAAACGCAGATGAGTAATCCATTATTTAACGCACTTGGCGGCGGGATGCCACAGGGAAATGGACCAATGCAGATGATACAGCAGTTTATGCAGTTTAAGCAGAATTTTAAAGGAGATCCGAAAGCAGAAGTTGAGAAAATGCTACAGTCTGGAAGGATTTCACAGCAACAGCTTAATCAGGTTCAGCAGATGGCAGGGCAGTTCCAGCACATGCTGAAAGGAATGAAATAGTACATTACAATCTGGCCAGATTGATGTAAATATACAATAAAGGAGATTATATTATGGATGGAAATTATAGCTTAGCAGATATTGCCGCTGCTACTGGAAACGGTAGAAATAATGACGGCATGTTTGGCGGAGATGGTGCATGGTGGCTTATCGTGCTTTTCTTGTTCGTATTCTGCGGATGGGGAAACAACGGTTGGGGCAATAATGGCAACGGCGGTGGATATGCAGCCACAGCAGCTACTCAGGCAGACATCCAGAGAGGATTTGACAATTCCGCTGTGATTAGCAAACTTGACGGAATCAATAACGGTCTCTGTGACGGATTCTATTCAATGAACAATGGTATGCTTACCGGATTCAACGGAATCAACACAAACATCATGCAGACTGGTTTCGGCATTCAGCAGGCTATTAACGCTGACACTGTAGCAAATATGCAGAATACCAATGCGCTCCAGGCACAGCTTGCAAACTGCTGCTGTGAAACCAGAGAAGCAATCCAGGGTGTGAATTACAACATGGCTCAGAATACCTGCGCACTCCAGAACACCATGAACAGCAACACAAGAGATATCATCGACAGCCAGAACGCCGGAACAAGGGCAATCCTTGATTACCTGTGCAACGAGAAGATATCCAATCTCCAGGCTGAAAATAACGACCTCAGACGTGCCGCTTCTCAGGATCGCCAGAGTGCGCTTCTCACAACTGCAATGGCTTCTCAGACACAGCAGCTCATTAATGCGATTAATCCAGCACCGATTCCGGCATATCAGGTTCCTAATCCGAACACATATTACGGATGCGGATGCAACACCGGATGTAATTGTTAACAACTTCATATCGAGAGTATCTTTCGATTGATTCGGATGTCGGCTTATGCCGTATTACACAGAGGGGCAGGCTGAGACCTGTCCTTTTGTGATATGAAAGGAGTAAAATTATGGCAGAATTTACAAATGTAGCTGCTCAGACTGTAGCAGCAAATGGAAACGTAGTATTTTCAAACACAGCAGTCAAAGGTTCTAACTGCATTCAACACAGGGAGGGAAGTGGAATCATCACCCTGAGAGGACTGACTAATCAGTGCAAAGCTAGATTCTTCGTGGATTTCTCTGGCAATATCGCAATTCCAACAGGTGGTACTGTCGGGGCTATCTCTCTGGCTATTGCAATCTCTGGTGAACCTGTTCTTTCTTCTCAGATGATTTCCACACCGGCAGCAGTAGATCAGTACAACAATGTGTCCTCTGGTATCTATATTGATGTACCTCGTGGATGCTGCGTTAATATCGCAGTAGAGAACACAAGCGATCAGGCTATTTCTGTTGCGAACGCAAATATTGTCGTGACTAGAGAAGCGTAGGAGGTGTGATTATGAGAGACATTAAAGATTTATGTGCAAGAATTGAAGACGAACTGTCCAAAATTGCTGACAGTGGACTGACCACTGGAAATCTGGAAATGACATACAAGCTGATTGATATGTACAAAGATATCAAGAACACTCAGTACTGGGATAAGAAAGTAGAGTACTACAACGCTGTCCTTGACGAGATGCGTGGCGGATACAATGACGATTACAGCGAACGTGGAAGAAAGCGCGACAGTATGGGGAGATACAGTTCAAATGACGGCAGAATGATGCCGGATTACGACCGGGGCAGTTCTTATGCCAGACGTGGGGAACATTATGTCAGAGAACATTACAGCCGTTCTGACGGACGAGACGCTTACGATGACTACATGACACAGAAACAGAGCTATCGTTCTGGCAAATCTGAGGACTGTAAGAGGAAGATGCTTGCCGCATTGGAAGAACACCTTGACGAGCTTACTACAGAAATGAGCGATATGTCCAAGGATGCAGAGTGCAGGGAAGAACGTGATCTTGTTAAAAGATACGTGGAAAAACTCCGGGATATGCTCTAATTAGCTAAAACATGTACCACAACTTTTTGGAGGTTCTGTGGTAAAATGTATTCATAGGGAAGATTCGTAAGTGGTTACAGCCACTTGACATAGACATTTTTCATTGATTCCTCCTTTCTTGGGTGCGTGTCCTTAACAGAAACAGGTTCAGGCAGAATCTGGAGGTTGAAAAGCGGATGCAATTTCCGACGCGTACCATTGCCGTTAGTGCATGGCGGCATACACTCCTTGTGAGCATATAACTGAACAGTGGAATTCAACCCGTGCAGAGGTGCACGACCGTATAGGCGGTGTTGACGTAGCCCGAAACGTCTCGTGTTTAGGCATAGCACGTAAAATACCTTGCTAACCCGGGAATCCGGGTTAATGGGATATAGCTCAGTTGGTAGAGCATCTGACTGTTAATCAGAGTGTCACAGGTTCGATTCCTGTTATTCCAGTTACCCTGCCAGTGGTCTAACTGGCTTAATCCAATACCTGCGGCGGCAGGTCAATAAACACGACCAGGAGGATATATATGCAGAAACTTATTGACACATTAAAATCATTTGGAATTGAAATCCCGGAGGACAAACAGGCAGATGTGAAAAAGGCGCTCTCAGAACATTATAAGAACGCCAAAGAAGTAGCGAAAACCCTGTCAAAAGTCGAGGGAGAACGCGATGACTGGAAAGAACGTGCTGAAACAGCAGAGGAGACCTTAAAAGGTTTTGACGGCATCGACCCGGCGAACATTCAGACAGAGCTTGCTGGATGGAAGAAGAAAGCTGAGGACGCAGAGAAAGAATTCAATGCGAAGATCGCCGAAAGAGATTTTGACGATGCTCTTAAAACTGCATTGGAAAATGTTAATTTTTCATCTCCAGCAGCTAAAAGATCTGTTACCGCTGATATCAAATCAGCTGGTCTTAAGCTTAAGGACGGAAAGATTCTTGGACTTAATGATTTACTTGAACAGATGAAACAGGATGAACCTGATACATTTGTAGATGAATCTCAGCAGCAGGCTCAGCAGAATCAGGCAAGGTTTACTACTCATGTTGGACAGCAGCAGACACCGGGGAACATGACAAAGAAAGATATCGAAGCAATCAAAGACCCGTCCGAAAGGCAGGCTGCAATTGCTCAGAATATCCAGTTATTCCAGTGATTTTTTACACCGACTATACACCAGAGTATAGCCGCTAACCCAATACCTTAATAGCTATGGGTAGAAAGGATTTTTTTATGACAGCAAAAGCTAATCTTATTATGACAAATGATATTCAGGTCACAGCACGTGAGATTGATTTTGTTACCAGATTCGAAAGAAACTGGGAACACTTACGTGAAATCCTTGGCATCATGCGTCCAATCAAAAAGACACCCGGAGCGGTTCTTAAATCAAAATATGCAGAGGGTACATTACAGAATGGAAATGTTGGCGAGGGTGAGGAAATCCCTTACAGCAAATTCGTTGTAAAAGAAAAACCCTATGCAGAAATGACTATCGAGAAATACGCAAAGGCTGTATCTATCGAAGCAATCAAAGATCACGGTTACGAGAACGCTGTTCAGATGACCGATGATGAATTCCTCTTCCAGCTTCAGACCAATGTTACTGAAAGATTTTACAACTATCTGAAAACAGGTACTCTCTCATTCACAGAAACCACTTTCCAGATGGCTCTGGCAATGGCTAAAGGCCGTGTAGAAAACAAATTCAAGCAGATGCACAGAAATGTGACTGGTGTTGTTGGATTTGTAAATATTCTGGACGTGTACGAGTATATCGGAGCAGCTGAGATTTCTATTCAGAACCAGTTCGGCTTCCAGTATGTGAAAGACTTCCTGGGATTTAAAACAATCTTCCTGTTATCTGACAGCGAGATTCCGAGAGGAACAGTAATCGCCACACCTGTTGAGAACATCGTTCTTTACTACGTGGATCCGAACGAATCTGATTTCGCAAGAGCGGGTCTTATATATACTGTATCCGGTGAAACAAATCTGATCGGATTCCATACACAGGGTAATTACCACACAGCAGTGTCTGAATCATTCGCAATCATGGGACTTACCCTCTTTGCAGAATATATTGACGCTGTTGCTGTCGGAACTATCAACACAACTCAGACACTTGGAACTCTCACTGTAAATTCTGCGGCAGGAAGTAAGAGCGGAGATACTAAAGTGACTGTTACTCCGACAAAAGCAAGCGCAGGAAATGCATATAAGTACAAAGTTGCATCTTCTGAGACTACTGTAGATTATGGCCAGAATGTGAAGAACTGGACTGCGTGGGATGGAGAAGCTGACATTACCGCAGCAACAGGGCAGGTAATCACAGTGGTTGAATGCGACAGCACATATAAGGCACTGAGCGCCGGACACGCGACTGTAACAGCAAAATGATGATCAAGTAGGAGGTAACTGGCATGGCTTATGCAGATTATAAATTCTATACAGAATCATTCGGCAATGTCGTGCCAGAAGCCGACTTCCCACGACTGGCAGAAAGAGCCAGTGATTTTGTGGACACAATGACGTTTGACAGGTTGGTGGATGGACTGCCGGTAAACGAACGCTCCCAGAAGCGTATCAAAAAGGCGGTCTGTTCATTGGCTGAAATAATGTATCAGATTGAACTTGCTGAAAAGAATGCTATTAGTCAGGCATCCGCAAATGTGACCGACACAAATACCGGTGGCAAGTCAACAGGCATTGTAACATCTGTATCTTCTGGTAGTGAATCCATCTCTTACGCAACGCCTCAACAGATTGGGGCAAGCGCAAAGGAATGGAGTGCAGTGTATGCCGCCGCCGGAGATGCGCAGAAAACGAACGGCTTGCTTCTTAAGACAGCTTTACCGCTTCTGATGGGAGTAAGGACGGATGATGGCATACCGATATTGTATGCGGGATTATAAAAGGAGGCAAAGATGGAAGCATTATTTACAAATGTAACTCTGATTCTGGCAGTAATCAGTGTTTTGGCGTTTTGCGTGTCTGTAATTACACAGGTGATTAAAAACGTTGGATTCCTGTCAAAAATTCCGACAGATGCCTTGGTGCTTGTACTGTCAATCGGAATCACTGTAGCTGCTTTTGTGGCGTATATGCAGTACATTCACATGACAATCTTGTGGTATATGATTTTAGCAGCTATCATGGCGGGATTTATTGTGGCGTTTATTTCCATGTTTGGGTGGAAAAAGATTACGGAATTGTGGAAACGAACGTCAAAGGTTGACGTGGATAAGCTGAAAAATAAATGATTAAGGAGAGGGTATCATGTACGAAAAAACGGTGACGGTTTTTAATTATTACGAATCAGCCACGACAGGAGATGCGTACTGGTATCCTCATGTTTTATCCGGCGTTGACCTCATTACGGACAAAGGAGCAATCCTTAAAAAGTATGGCGCAGACGCAACTGACAACGCACAGTTACACATCCGTTATACCGTTCAGAAAGACGATATAACCATTACAGATAAAGGGGGCAAGATTCTTCCATGGGTGCCGCCTAAAGAGTGGAAAAGGCAGATTAACAACGCTTTGGAAGATACTATCACATTCTCAGATGAATCGTTCTTCTGGGAGGGTGAGTGGACTGGTGGAACGGTAACTGATGGCGATTACCGAAATGGATTCTATCAGTACATGAATGAGAATAAGGATAACGTGTTCAAGATTACCAGTGTTGGCGGTCCGTACACACTGATTCCACACTTCGAGATTCTGGGTAAGTAACATGAGCAAGATTCATCATTTCAAAGGATTCTCCGTAGTCGATGGAGATATGAAAATCAAGCTGAATATGGACAGGTTCTCCAGACAGTATCAAGAAGCTCAGTATCTCCTTGATGGAATGGTAATGGACAGTATGATAGAGTTTATGCCAATGATTTCGGGAGATTTTATTGACCGAACAAGAGTCAAAAGCACATCAATGCAAGGGACTGGATTTGTATGTGCGGCGGCGGAACCAAATGGACGTTTTCTTTATTTTGGAAAAACTATGGTCGACCCCGCAACAGGTAGCACATGGGCAAGACGCGATGCGGAAAAGGTTCTTGTGAGTCAGTATTCTGGCAAGACGAATGCAAAGGAGAATCTTCAATATACAAAATCACCGCATACTCAGGTACAAGCTGAATGGTTCGATGCCGCTAAACGAAAATACGGTAGTACATGGCTTCGCAAAGTAAAAGCACAGGCAGGAGGTGGCAGACATGGCGGATAAACCTATTGGAAAAGATGCGACCGGATACGAAATTCTGACAGATGCCATGAAAGCACTTCTGAACCAGTATCCGGGGCTATATGAAAATGAAACAATCAAATTTGAGGAACTCGGCAAGGAATCAGGAATTGCGTTCTCGGCAGACAATGGGGCTTTGGTTTATTCAGAAAAGGAAGATGTCTGTGGAACGATGCACCAAATTTGTCAGTATCCATTTTATGTGGTATATCGAACAGCATCCGACAAGGAACGGCAGAAGTTATCTGTTCAGAAGTTCCTGGATAATCTCGGTAAATGGATATGTCGAGAACCAGTTATCATAAATGACTCTGAGACACGCTTAAACACGTTTCCTGAGCTTTCACAGGGGCGAGTGATAAAACGTATAACCCGTGATAATTCCTATGGTTTAGAGCCACAGGAGAGTGGCGTGCAGGACTGGCTATTACCATTATCAGTACGCTACGAAAACACTTATGAAGTAATATAACAAGTAACAACCGGCTATCAATCGGAGATAGTCGCTAACCTACACAGCCTTTTAAAAGTTATAGGCAGAAAGGACATTTCTATGGCAGTTACAGGCAAGATTGACCGTAAATATATGGCTCATTACATTGACGCAGGTTCCCTCTGCGGAGGGCTGACACCGAAATATGAGCGTCTTGGAAAGGATCTGGAAGAGTACAACATCGAACTCAACCCGGATACCGAAACATCTAAAAATATTCTTGGAGAATCCACATTTAAACATAACGGCTATGAGGTATCTTCTGATGCTGATCCATTTTATGCAGACACCACGTCTGATCTGTTCGGAGCGTTACAGAAGATCGTAGATGGACGTCTCAAAGACGATAACCTCAAAACAAAAGCAGTTGAGGTTCATCTCTGGACAGAAGCCACAGCAGGCAAGTATGAAGCATATCAGCAGGATTGCTACGTTGTGCCGACATCCTACGGTGGAGACACATCTGGCTATCAGATTCCATTTACTGTCAACTATGTTGGCGAACGTGTAAAAGGAAAATTTGATATCAGTTCCGGTACATTCACAGCTGACAGTGAATAAGCACATACACAAGGAGGATATGCTAAATGGCAAAAGTAATTAATACCAAAATTGATGATGGAATTTTTACATTCACGTTTACCAACAACGAAAACGAAGTTTTTTCTTCTTTCAAGCTTAACCCGACTGATATCAATGTAGCAGCACGTGCGGAGGAACTGGGAGAGTACTTTGACCAGCTTAAAAATTCTATTCAAAAAGTCACATCTGGTAAGGAAGTGGCAGAACTGAACAAACAGATCGAAGACAAAATCAACTATCTGCTCGGATATGAAGCATCAAAAGACCTGTTCAAAGAGCCGATCACAGCAACCACTGTGTTCGGAAATGGTCAGGTGTTCGCCTATATCGTTCTGGATAAAATTGCAGAAGCAATCGCACCAGAAATCGAAAAGAGAAAGAAGAAAATGCAGGCAGCAGTCAATAAGTATACGGAGAAGTACACAAAATGACCGCCTATGAGCTTCCCACCTCGCTTAACATAAGTGGGGTGGATTTTTCTATTAGAACGGATTTTCGAGCAATCATCGACGTTCTCATTGCTATGAACGACCCGGAACTGGACGAGCAGGCGAAAGCAGTTGTTATGTTGCAGATTCTGTTTGAGGACTGGCAGAGTATTCCGCCGGAACACTTATCTGAAGCCTGTCAAAAAGCATCAGAATTCATCGACTGCGGACAGTTAGACGATAATCCAAACCACCCAAGGCCCCGTTTGATGGACTGGGAACAGGATGGCGATATGATCGTTCCGGCGGTAAACAAGGTCACTGGTAAAGAAATCAGATCGGTGCCGTATATGCACTGGTGGACATTCTTCGGATATTTCATGGAATCCGGTGAATGTCTGTTCAACACGGTCGTTGGAATCCGGTCGAAAAAAGCAAAGGGCGAAAAGCTTGATAAATGGGAAAAGAAATTCTATCAAGAAAACAAGAACATTATTGATATAAAAACACGTCTCAGCGAAGAAGAGCAAGCGTATAAAGATGCGCTGAATGAGATGTTAAACCTCAAATAGTTAGGAGGTGGACGCATGGCTGCTGATGGCTCAGTCATTATTGATACCAGAATGGATACAACCGGTGTCCAAAATGGCGTATCAGCTATAAAACAGTCATTTAACGGCCTTGGAAGTGCTGTAAAAAAAATCGGTCTGTTAATTGGTGGGGCTTTTGCTGTTGGTAAATTGGTACAGTTTGGAAAAGAGTGCGTGGAACTTGGCTCTGACCTCGCAGAAGTGCAGAACGTGGTCGATGTTACATTTACCACCATGTCGGATAAGGTGAACGAATTCGCAAAAAATGCCATGACCTCAGCCGGACTGTCAGAAACCATGGCAAAAAGGTATGTCGGTACGTTCGGAGCAATGTCTAAGTCGTTCGGATTCTCAGAAGCACAGGCTTACGACATGTCAACGGCTCTAACACAGTTGACTGGTGACGTAGCATCATTCTATAACATCAGTCAGGACTTGGCTTATATTAAGCTGAAATCAGTGTTTACGGGCGAAACGGAAACATTAAAAGATTTGGGCGTGGTAATGACCCAGTCGGCACTTGACCAATATGCACTTGCTAATGGATATGGCAAGACCACATCGGCAATGACTGAACAGGAGAAAGTTGCCCTCCGCTTTGCTTTTGTGCAGGAACAGTTATCAGCCGCATCTGGTGACTTCATTCGTACTTCTGACAGCTGGGCGAACCAGGTGCGAGTGATGCAGTTGCAGTTGCAGTCCCTCAAGGCAACAGTCGGACAGGGGCTGATTAATATTTTTACACCTGTTCTGAAAGTAATCAATATTCTTCTCGGTAAACTGGCGACTCTGGCAAACGCATTTAAGTCATTCACGGAGCTTATTACTGGCAAGAAATCTTCCGGTCAAACGAGCGGAAGTGGAGCGGGCCTTGCCGGAACAGACGCGATCGCAGATACAGCGGACCAGTATGGACAGGCGGCAGATAATGCAAAGAAACTGGCGGATGCCACTAACGACAATGCAAAAGCAACAAAAAAAGCGAATAAGGAAACAAAAAACTATCTTTCGTCACTTGATGAAGTTCACAAAGTCACATCTACTGGCAGCAATTCATCTTCCACACCATCTTCATCTGGTGGAAGTGGTGGAGCAGGTAACAGTGGCCTTCCGAGTTCAGTTGGTAATGTGGACTACGGCAATCTTGCAGAGGGTGAAACTGCACTTGACAAGATTAGCGATTCTGCAAAGAAACTTGCTGATCTGCTCAAGAAGCTCTGGAAGCCATTTCAGGACGCATGGAAAAAAGAGGGCAAGAATACCATCAACGCGGCAAACATTGCTTTGTCGGGAATTGCAAAGCTCGCTAAGAGTGTAGGCAAAAGCCTTGTTGAAGTCTGGACAAACGGCACAGGCACAACGATGCTCACAACCATGCTGAGGATCGCTCAGAACGTGCTTAAAACTATCGGGAATATTGCATCCGGTTTTGCCGATGCTTGGAATAAGAACAACGTCGGGACACAGATTATACAGAACATTTCAGATGCTCTTGTGGTAGTCATGCAGTTCGTTGAAAGAATTGCAGAGGATACAGCGACATGGGCGGCAAACCTTAATTTCTATCCGCTGTTGGAATCTATCAGTAATCTGACAAGTACATTTGCACCAATTCTGGAATCCATCGGAAATGTTCTTGAATGGATCTATAACAATATCGTTCTCCCGATGCTGAAATGGCTGATTGAAACAGGAATTCCGACAGTGATTAACCTAGTGTCTGATTTGGCTGGATTCTTTGCAAATCATCAATCAATCATTGAAGCATTTGGTGTAGCTCTGATCGGAGCATTTGCGGCAGCAAAGATTGCAGGCTTAGCTTCGAGAATCGCAGGAAGTATAACGACAGTAGCGAGTTTTATAAAAGGCCTTATTGCACTTATGACTGGTTCTAGTGGCATTATGGGAGGAATTAAAGCTATTGCAACGGCTATCGGACCGGGTGGAATTTTTGTAGCGGCAGTAACGGCTTGCATTGCGATTGGTGTCTTACTGTACAAGAACTGGGACAAAATCAAAGAAGTTGCAAGTGCGGTATGGAGTTGGATTAAAGACAAAACCATAGCTTTCGTCGATGGAATAAAATCCAAACTAAGTGATTTGGCAGAAAAGATTGTTTCTATTTGGAATGGTATCAAATCAAGTGCAAAAGAAAAGTGGAGCGCTATATGGTCCACTATAAAAGAAGTTGTAAAGAGGATAGTTGATGGAATCGTTGATAAATTCAAAAGTGCAAGAGACAAGGTTGTTGATACGTTCGAGGGTATTAAAAACAAAGTTAAAGAAATATTCAATAAAGTTATCGGTATCGTAAATGGCGCAATCGGTACGGTGAACGGCGCGATCAGTGGAATTGAATCGGCGTTTTCCTTTGGTCCGTGGGAAGTACCTACGCCGTTCGGAAAGAAAACAATCGGATTCAGTGCTACATTTCCGCGAGTTCCAACTATTCCATATCTTGCAAAAGGTGCCGTTATTCCTCCAAGATCAGAATTTCTCGCTGTGTTAGGAGATCAGAAGCAAGGAAACAACATCGAGACACCAGAAGCACTGCTCAGAAAAATCGTGCGTGAGGAATCAGGTCAGCAGAGTGGTGGTGATTACAGATTCACAGCTCAGATTAATAGACGGACTATTTTTGACGAAATTATAGACGAAGCAAAATTAAGACGCAGCACAAGCGGAAGAAATCCGTTTGAACTGGCATAGGAGGTGGAAGCGTGGCAACGATTCCAAAAAACATAACGGAACGATACAAAATGAATGGGGATTCCATCTATCAGCCAGATAAAGATATGGGTTATAACCTCGAAACAACTTATTCAGAAGGTAGTAACCGTACGCAGTTCGGAAAAGCGTTGTTAACTCCATTGTTTACAGTCGAACAGTATAGCTATGAAGCATCAAACGTTCCAGTCATAGAAGCAAACAAAATTCTCAAAATTATCGCAAAAGGAAAAACTTTCAATTTGTATCATTGGTCACTGTATCACATGGCATGGCGAACAGACCCGTTTTATGTCGGAAAAGCAAACCTAACTATTGGAGAAATTTCGCCAGACTTAAAATTTGTATCAAAAATATCTTTTAACATGCAGGGGGTGAATCCACTTGATTAATGCATCTGATACATTTAAGCAAAAACTACAGGACGGAGAAAGAGTCTGGCAGGAAGTGGAAATCACCTTTCCTGGCGGAACTGTAAAAACCGTAAAAGATGAAATTATGGGTGAAAACTGCACTTTTTCCGATTGTGCAGAAAGTAGCAGCTTTCCGATTGGCTGCGTTGTTTGTAAATCCATGACATTGGAGTTGGACAACACTTCCGACCAGTGGAAAAACTATAATTTCTACATGGCAAAAGTTCATGCGTATCTTAAAATGCAGACCTCCGTAGCAAGTCCGGCTGCAACAGATGAATTGCTGGATGAAAACTATGACCCAATTCTTGACCAGAGTGGCGGTGCGATTCTGGCAACAAAAGCAGCGACAGAAAACAGAGTCGAAACCATTGATAAAGGTATTTATACAATTACGACACCAGAACAATATGGCGAAATCCTTAGTTTTACCGCTTTGGACGATATGTATAAAACGAACGCAACTTATATATCTCATCTGGTTCTGCCACAGTCAATAGAGACTCTTGTTAGAGATGCGTGTGAGACTCTTGGTATTCCGTCAGAAGTCTCCATGGCTCATGGAAATCTGATCGTGTCAGAGATTCCGGAAAACATGACGTTTCGTCAGTTGTTCGGATGGGCAGCAATGCTTGAGACTGCGAACGCTCGCCTGGACAGCAGAGGATACTTGCGATTTATCAGATGGGATTTTTCCAATGTACAAGAAGATTACAACGCAGTAGTGGACGCTGATGGAAATGTAACATTTAAAGGCGGCGCAAGTATTGACTCAGAAAGTTTTATCAGTCCGACAGGGAACTGTACAATTGATAGTGATGGATTCTTGACACTGATCGAATCAGCAGCTGACACATCCGAAAAGCTCAAAGACTTTTTTACAAGTCCAACCGTTTCTAGTGATGATATTGTGATTACTGGAATCAAGCTAAAAAATAGAGAAAATGAAGCCATGTACGGAAGCACAGGATATGTTCTTGAATTGGAGAACGACCTTGTTGCGGATTCGGACTTGGACACGGTAGCTGCTCAAATTGGCGATTCCATAATTGGAGCTAAATTCCGTAACATGTCGGGAGAACTTGTATATAACCCACTCATTGAGTTTGGAGATATGGCATATACTTATGATCGCAAATGGAACAGATATATAACTCCGCTGACGGACGTTTCTTGTTCCGTTAATGGAAAGACTACTGTAAAAACTCAAGCCGACGACCCTATCAGAGGGCAGAGCAAGTTCCAGTCAGAATCCACTAAGGCAATCGTAGAGGCAAGACGACTTGTTAAAAAAGAACAATCAGCTAGAGAAAAAGCAGTAAAGAAATTAGAAGAAACCTTAAAAAATTCTTCTGGATTATATGAAACATCAGTCGCACAGGAAGATGGCAGTACTATTACATATCTGCATGACAAGCCTACACTTGCAGAATCAAAAAATGTAATTAAATTCACAGCAGAAGCCATTGGCGTATCCAATGATGGTGGCAAAACATATCCTTACGGTTTCTTTCTGACAGGCGATTTGATAGCAAAAATTCTGTACGCACATGGTATCAATGCTGATTATATTGACACAGGTGCACTGACTGTCAGAGATAGCGATGGAAACATAATCTTCCAAGTTGATATGGATACCAAAAAAGTAATCATCAGCGGAGATAATGTTGTAATTGGTGACAGTTCTTTGCCGGATAAACTGACAAAAATGGACAACAATATTGCATCTGCCAAGAATATGACATTCCAGCTGTCAAACGATATGCAGACGATCACATCTGACGCAGACGGAAACATTCCGGTATTTCCAACAGTGGCAACTACAGCGAAAGTTATGTACGGTTCGTCAGATATCACAAATGATTGTAGCTATACCATTACAAAATCAGACAGTGTAACCGGCTCTTGGGATGTAGATACACATACTTACACTGTCACAGGCTTGAGTGCAGACAATGGATGGGTGGATATTAAGGCAACGTACCTGATTAATCTTTCTATAACGAAGAGATTTACGATTTCCAAGCAGAAATCAGGAAAAAACGGAAAACAGCTTTATACATGGAGAAAATATGCATCCATGCCGGATGGCTCTGATATGAGTGATAGCCCAGATTATGTAAAACTTCTGGACAGCGCCGAAAGTCCCATACTGGACAGTGCCGGGGATGAAATCTATACAGTCACAGAAGCAATATATGTTGGAATTGCGGACAATAAAACTACAGAAACACCGTCTGATAATCCGAAAGATTACATTTGGAGCCGTTTTCGCGGCGAAGACGGAGCGGATGGAATTGGCATTCCGGGAGAGAACGGAGAAACTTCTTATATCCATACCGCTTATGCAAATAGTATTGACGGAACTGTGGATTTTTCCATAACTGATACAGATAGAATTTACATTGGTCATTATTCCGATTTTGAAAAGACGGACAGTGCAGACCCAGCGAAATATACATGGGCGAGAATGCGTGGAGAAGACGGGCCTCCGGGAAGAACGTATTATCTGAGAGCCAACGCAGAAGTCCTGATGATGGGACAGAATAAGAAAATAACTCCTAATCCATTCAAAGTTCATGCGTATTACAGAGATGGACAGGGTGACGAAGCAACTTTTAAAACCTGGTGGGTAGTAGAATACAGCAAAGATTCCGGGAAAACATGGACAAAACTGGCCTTTAATGTACAGACCAGTGGAATAACTATTAATCCAGATAGCTATTCTCTTGGTGCTGACGGAATGATACGTGCAACAATTTACACGGATTCCGGAAGAACTAAAATCGCCGATCAGCAGACATGGCAGGTTGCTGTTGACGTTGGCATGCTTACGCAGGAGCAGATTGTTGAGATATTGTCCAATGACGGAGAATTTAAAGGTCTCTACTATTTGAATGGACATCTGTACATCAGTTTAGACGCATTGATGGGAAACGCCGCAATTCTAGGTGGAACCAAAAACGGCAACGGATACCTAAAGATTAAAGATAAAAAAGGCACCGTGAAGGGACTGATAGATTACTCAGGCTACACTGCATTTACAAGCTATGAAGAAAATTCTACGCGCATGAAATATACAGGAATTTGTTTTTCAGATACTGGAATAAATCCTGTTAGTGCCGAGAAATACTTTAGCAGCACTGCGGACATTGAATACGTTGAAACGGCGTGGGGAATCGACTGGACTGCCGAAGAGCTTAATATTAGTGCAACAGAAGTATCGGCTGATACCGGTACATTTGGAGATTTAACTGTTACTAATTCTGCATCTTTCACAAAATCACCAAAGATAGAAGACATGGAGTATACGACATCATCAAATACTATTTGTTGCATGAAAGTTATTACTTCAATGTACCATTGTTGGCTGCGTTAATCATAGCCTGGCTAGCATACATGT